TGATGCCCCGCCGCCCGTATTTTTATACCAACGCACTCCGACGTGCGGCGGCGGGGGCTCGCGTGCCATCTGACACACCTAGCCCCACTGTGAACATTTCTAATAGTGACCCAGAATTCGACACTAGTGTTCACCAGTTATTTGGTCGCCTCAAGACCTCGGCGCATCGACAATATGCCATAGTGGTACAACATGAATTCAACGATTATGCCCCTGGCATAACAAAACCCATGGCCAACCCTATTAACCAGTGCGGACCATTGCTGAGCGAGCAGGTCCCAATCGCCACTGGCAACGACTACGAGTCGTTCATGGCCGCTTTCAACAAGCGGTGCAACTTTAGGGCAAATGATGACATTGAGGATGATGTCTTCAACGAGGCTTGCGCTCTTATCGACGCACTGCCTGACGTGTTCGACACGGAGTGGGATGAAAACGACTTGGACCGTGCACGTTGGATGCACAAATTTACCAAGGTCAAACAAAACCGCATGGAAAATGCATTCCACACCATCCCGTGGTGCGAACCTGCCTATATCGGCACAAAAGATCTCAGCGTCAAACAAGAGATCCTGTTGAAACGCAACGACCCGTCGTTCGCCCCCCGCGTCATCTATGCGGGCAACGACGCTTTCAACACCATAACTGGCCCCGCCTCCATGATAGCGATGGAGCGCATTGACCACTTGTTAGGAAACCATGCCCTCGGTGACGTCAACTTCGTCACCGCCTACAAGAAAAATGACGTGCAATTGGCTCAACACCTCACCAGCGACCCCTCGTTAACGCACACCGCCGAAGGGGACTACTCTGCAAATGATCGTGAACAGCGACACCGTGTTCACCTGCTATACGACCGCGCACTGGCTAAAGTGCGCATGCCAGAGTGGTTCCGCGACTTGCTGAAGTCGCTGGAACGCTTCAAAGTCCAATCTCGCTCTTTTGGACTCAAAGCCATTATACACAACCAACTGCCGACCGGGACTACCAGCACGACTCCACGTAACAGCTGGTACAATGCAGTGATGTTTGCTGTATCATGCCAAAGGCAAGGCTTACATGGCAACGCCGTGATACTCGGCGATGACCTGTTGGCTCGATTGAACGCTGCCATCAATTGTGACGTGTGGGTGGCCACCGTCCTATTGTTTAAAATGGTCCTCAAAGCTAAATCCCCGCCTTTGAACTGCCACGCCACTTTTCTTTCCAAACGCATAATGGCAAATCTGGAAACCCCATGTATGGTTCCCCTTATCGGGAAAGCCATCGCCCGCTTCAACGCTCGAGGAGTGCACTGTGAAGCCATTAGCCGCAGCCAGTACATGGCCGGCAAATCACTCTCCTACGCATACGAATTCCGACACGTTCCTTTCTTATGTGATTTCTTCCTGCAGCGTTTCGCTATGGAAGACCGTACCCGTTTGTCGCTTGATGACCTTACTTGGCACGCTCGCACTTCTGGCGTGTCACTTGACAACATTGCTGACTCTATCACCGACGAACCCTACACTATCACAGACGATGACTTTCGTGATTGGTTAATGGAAGCGTACGAAGTCGGGCTCGACGACCTACGTGAACTATGTGAACTCGTCCTCCTAAGTTCTGAAATGACACTGGTAAATCATCCGGCTGTTGAAGGTTTGTCACGTGATTGGACGTGACAACAAACTAACGACTATTGGTGCTTCGACATGTAAATTGTCAGGGGACCGTGCACGCCCCCGCACTCGGGTTTGGTCAGCCAAACTGTGGTTTTGCGCAAGTTTCCA